ATGATGTTCTTGGTTCAACACCAGATCAAGATATCTTAACAAAGACTAGATTCTTTCTAATTCGACAAGGGTTATTGAGTAGGATTTCCAAGGCAGCAAAAGACTTTGATCCACAACAATCAGTTGATGAAATTACTGGTGGTCTTGGCGGAGGACGTGTTGCCAGTGGCGGAGGAGCAGGAGCAAGTGATCTCTCTTCTTCCGATGATACATCAGAAATATCTGAGGCAACTCGTGGCACATTCAGCATATTATCTGAAATGAGAGATGCCTCTCTAGGAGATGCACTTCAAGATAGAGAGAATCGCAAGGAAGATCTTGCATTAGAAGAGAAACGTACTGAAGCACTATCTAGTGTAACAGGTGATTCGAGTAAAGGTGGCGGTGAAGGTGGTGGCAAAGGTATTGGTGGAAAATTGTCTGGCATTGGAGAAGGTGCTGGAAAGGGTATCTCTGCATTCTTAAAAGGTCTTGGTTCGGGTTTGAAAGCAATATCGAAACCAAAATATTTAATTGGTGCAGGTGTTCTTATAGCGCTCGCGGGCGCACTATTCGTAACAGGAAAGGCATTACAAACATTTGTCAATATTGATTGGAAGAATGTTCTGTATGGTCTTGGTGTATTAACTGCACTTGGTATAGGTGCAGCACTATTAGGTAAGCTTGGTCCTCAAATATTAATTGGATCATTAGCTATTGCGGCTTTAGGTGCGGCTCTGATTCCAGCAGGTATTGCTTTTGGAATGTTTTCGGATATTGATTGGAAGGGTGTTGGAATTGGCATTGGTGTATTAACTGCACTTGGTGTTGCTGCATTCGGCTTATCATTCATCGCGCCTTTTATCTTTGTCGGAGCACTTGCTATTGCGGCACTAGGAGCAGCATTGATTCCAGCAGCTGCAGCCTTTAATCTATTCTCAATTGCGCTCGGAGGATTAAGTGAATTCCTTCCTATCCTTGGAGAATTTATGGACGGTGTGGTTGGAGGTTTAATTGAATTGAGTTCAGCGGGCCCAGGATTACTTATTGCTGGTGCCGGTATCCTAGCAGTATCAGGTGCATTGATTGCATTTGGTGCTAGTTCAGCCCTTGGAGGATTGTTAAGTTTCTTCGGTGGCGATCCAATTGAAAAGTTTTTAGAATTGGCTGATAAGTCCTCTGGATTGAGTGCATCGGCTAAAGCGATTGACTCGATTGCTGCCGCATTAGAGAGACTTGATTCAGATAAAGTAGAAGACATTGGTGATTCACTTAAAGGTGTTGTAAAGCAATTAAAGAGCCTTTCAAAATTAGATTTAGGTCAGGCTGCTGAATTATTTAGTTTCTTTGGTGGTGCAGGTATTGGTAGCGGGGCTGCACCTTCAGTCGGTGGTGCAGGTATTGGTAGCGGGGCTGCACCTTCAGTCGGTGGCGTCTATGAAGAGAAGACTGGAAAAAAGACGTCTCAAGAAAAAATGGCGGAGGGACGGAGGGAACACAACAAGCCGTTTAAGGAAATGATTGATAGTCTATCGGAAGATGACAAAGAGAAGATTCGTCAAGGAGTGCCTGCTAGTCGGGTTCTATCGCCTGAACAGCGCGAAACTATTCAGAGCGGTCCTCTTGCCCGCTCACAATCCAGTAGTAGTCGCATCGCCGCACTTAAAAAATTCGATCTGAAGGCTAAAGGTATTCTTCAACAAGCGAGCAAAGACACGGCATCAATTGAAGCAGCTGGACCAAAACCACAACCTACTGCATCAACAATGGGACAAGAGATATCTCCAATTGTTAAAACTTCAGATATCTCCGATGGAGCCGCCGCCAGTTTAAAGACTGATCCAGTTGATAGAAGTGACAACATAAAGTCGAGAGAACTTAAACAGAAAGAAGAGGAGCAACAAGCTCGATATGATTCATATTTAAAATTTCAAGCTGTGGTTGATGAAGCTAAAACTTTATCAGAAAAGTTTGAGAGTGACAATTCCAAGTTAGTTCAAAAAAGCACAGGTGGCGGCATTGATGGAGATGAGCCATACATGAGTAGGGAATATAATTCTCCTGAGGCAGAAAAAGAAGCTAAAGAACTTAGATCAAAGGTCCGAGGTCTCGAAAAACAGCAAGATGATAATAGAGGTCAGTTACTAGCAGATTCTTTGAACACACGTATGGGTGAGGATTCTTGGGATTTAAATTATACTAAGGGGCGGGATGCTATCACCAATCCTCAAGCCAGGTTAGAGAATGATAATATAGTTGATCAAGCCTACTCTAGGTTTAGCATTGATAAAGATTACATGGTGGGCGAAGAGTCTGCAAGAAAACAACAAGATGACTTTATACGTGATACATTCGATCCGCTAAAAGGGAAATCACGGACTGAAGCTACAACCAAAGAATTTGATGATCGACGTCTTGCTAGCAAGGCGGCAGTGAGTGAATATCTGGCTAATGCTCGCGAAAACGCACCAGAAGCTATTCGGACTGATGCAAAAAAATATGATTATTCAAATGAATCAGTGATTGCTCTAGATGATGGTATGAGCAATAAGTACAAAGACTTACAGAGAATAGCTGAATACGATGAAAGGCAATACAAAGAATCTCTCCAAAGAGTTAAAGAAGAAAAAGAATCCTCTCTTAAATTAACACCGGAGGAAGAAGTTAGTAAAATTGAAGCAGTTGATGTTTCAACAGGTGCTAACTTAGATTTAGAACAAAGACAAGTGAATCAAATGAAAGAATCTGAAGCACTGCAAGCTTCATCAGCAGCTGCTGCACCACCAACAATTGTAAGTAATGGTGGAAATAGTAGCAGTGTTTCAAATACCACAATCAATTCAAGTGCGCACATTGATCGCACGATGGAGTTAGTTCCTGCTTTTTAAATAAAAAGGGCGACACCAGATCGGTGTCGCCCCTGCCATTGAGTGATTCTTAACCCTTAGCTTTGTGCTAGTTTAGCAAAATAACTAAGTGTGTCTTCATCTCCATCCGCGACTGCATTATCCACTTGAGGTGTTGGAGCTGGCGTCTCAGCTGGGCTTGGAGTCGGTGTCGGAGCGTTATCAATAACGGGCTCTCGTGTTACACTCAACTCTTGTACCATCTTCTCATGTAGCGTATCGGCAATTTCTTCTTCTCCAAGAACATCGTAGAGTTTCTTTTTCAATTCTGCATATGTCTTGTACTTTTCTGGATCAGCAAACTCCTTAAGAGCATGGACTTTATCGAACACAGATTCAAGTTTTGTATCATCTCCATCGAATAATTCAGATGAAGCATCAAACTCAGACTTGTCATAGTTACGATATCCTTCGACATTACGAATCTTCAACTTGAAGTTTGCTCCACCCCAGAAGTCAAATGGATTGACTGGTGTTTCATCTTCGAATTGAGGTTGCATGACATCCATGATCTTATCAAAGATCTTCTTACCATACTTGTAGAGGAATACTTTTCCTTCATTCTGTGGATTCGCTGTATCAGAGATCACAAGAATATTTGAAACGTGATGGAGTCGGCGCTTGCGTTGGCGAGCAACTTCTTTATCCGATTCGATACCACTATTCCATAGTTGAGTATTCATTTCACTTACTGGATCTTGTTGACCGATAGAAGTCAAAGACTTTTCGATGTACCACTTACCAGTTGGGCCCTTGAAGCCGTGGTCCCAGTAACGAACCCAAGGGAGATCCTCACCTTCGACTGCTGGAAGAAAGCGAATAACGGCATAACCATTACCTGCTTTGTCTACTGTTGGTGCCCACATACGATCATCACCGTATGACTTCTTTTCAGAAGTGTTTTCTGCAGCCTTAACTAGGTTTGCAATTGCTTCGGCACGTTTTTGTTTTAGTTCTTGAAACGACATATTATTTGTATATTATTTGTATTGTTAGTATTTTGTTTTTGTATTACGATGTATTTAATCGATATAACCATTATAAACTAATATAGTTAAAAAGTAAACTCTTTAATTACTATATCTTTCATTTTTTTCATGTTTATATCAACTAAGCTGTACTTGTATTTCTGTGCCAACATTGCTTGACCCTTCTTAAAAGAAAGAGGATCATTTAATATCGGCAGTGTATCATTAATAAAGTTTACCATCTGATCTAGAATTGACACAGTTTCAATGCTGATCTTTTCTGAACAAAGGTAATCTATTATTAAGTTGTTTCCATTCTCACATCTGCAAAGTTTGTCAAATGACTCCTCCACATCAGTGAGTAGTTTTATATCAGTCTTGAAGCGGTATGATACTGAATCTAATCGAGATTGCAACTCTTTATAGTTACTCTCTGTCATTGATCCAACCCATTTAACTTCCTTAATGATATTAGCTGTATAGAATTTTTTCAAGGAATCTGAATCATACTTCCGACCCAGTTTTTCAAAAAAGTATCGATCTCGCCTTTTTTCAAAGGAAGCTCTACTCACTCTTGTCTTGAAGTGGTATTTATAAGCATTATAAGAGTCACTATTATAATGTAATAGCAGTGCATTGTAAATTGAATATGATTCAAATCCCGACATTACATTTCTGCTTCAAACATACATTCTCCATTGAGTTTTACACAATCAAGGATCTTTGTTCCTAGAATGTAATCAGCATAATCTGAATAGTCCTCTTCTTCAAGACCATTGAATGTGTCACAGTCAGGGCCATTGTGATACTCTTTAAGATTATCTATGCTGATACTTTCTTCAATAGCAGCCAATTCTTTTTCAAGTTCTGGAATATGTGAATCATCGAATCGATAGAACACACTTGGTTCTGCACCAAATCGATCTGCTGCAAAACTCTCTTGAACGCCGAACACGAATTTACCTTCTATATCTCCTGTATAATATCTTCCCATAATTTAAAATAATTTAGTTGTGTTGTTCTTTATGATGTTTCTATCCATCGCTTCTGCTTCAAGTTTGGCTTTGAGTGGGCCTGTAACCAATCTCACAATATCTTGTGGATCAATCATTAAGCCTTCGCAAATGTCACAGATTGCTTCGGCATAAGTCATCTTATCTTTATGAACCAATAGTTCGACTTGACTTCTTAGATCCTCTTTTGTAATGCTAGGTGTAATAACTACTGCTTGTTTCATAATATTCTTAGTAAGATAGTGTCTTTATTGATTCGGCCATTCACTTTGCCGCGCTTGGTCTTTAGATCATCGATAGCCTTTGTAAATACCTTTTCTGATTTCTTTAATAGAATAGGAATTATATCATCTGGCTTACGGATTGTCAATGAGAAACTTTTCTCTTCATTCCATTCCTTTAGACTAGTCCCTTTGACACTGATAGGATTATCTGATTCATACACACCCAACTTTCGAGTCTTTGTGTTGAATACAAGAACCATTCTAGAACCAGGGATATTCAATGGAGAGGCAGATTGGATACCGAAGTCATCATCCGATTCTTTATATTTAAGTTTCTTAACTTGTAATGAAGCGGACTTCACTTTCTTATTTCGAACCTTACGAACCTTCTTATTAGAAGATGAATACTTATCAAGCTGTGTAATCATTGCTTGAATAGCCTTCAAGCGGCTTCGAATACCTGGCTTGGGTAAGAAAGACCATCCTTCGATATCAAACTCATCTGTCTTATCCAAAGCATTCTGAAGGCTTTCACGATAGACCTCTAGCCATGAATAGATCTCTTTCAATCCTTTCACGGGAATTGAATTAGCCTTTAGGAGTTGAATCAGATTAATCGAGTCAACACTTGTCTGATTTTCTGCCCATCCTTTATCATCGATCATAATCTCTAATTCAGAGATAATAGTCTTATTGACTTTATTAGAAAGACGTTGAAGTGGGGAAAGAATCTTCACATCAGAGTCCTCTGTGTTCAATGAGGCTTGCGCTTGTATGCTTGCTTGACTGCGTCGAAGGATAGAATCAATCTCAGCCTTAAGAAACGCGCCATCATCGTGCGCTTCATCACAGGATAGACCAGGTTTAGATTCGATATATTCCATAACATCATCTCGTGTTGGAATCATACCATTATTCATAGCCCGAGCTAGTTTTAAGCATGTGATATTTGCACAGCGTTCACCCTCAGACTTAATCAACTTCACTTGCTGCTTTGTGTATCCATTCGTTGGCATCCATTTCAAAAGGTCATCGAATAGATCTTTAGCCGAACAATAGTAATTATAGAAGTTGAACATTCGAGAACGTTCCTTCATAAATTTCTCAATTGGCCAAGATTCACACCCGTCCCATTTGGGTTCTTCTCCAGTATATTTGTGGTCCACTGCTGCGACCCTTCCGTAACGATCAAAAATTCTAGTCTTCATTATTAATGTATTGATTTGCTGTATAGCGGGTTAGATTATCGAGTTCTTCATGAATATCAAATTCAGTAGGAGCTGTTGGTTCCAAGGGTACAAAATCACTTTGAATTTCTTTTGATGCCCGTTTTGCTTTCTTCTTAGCCTTCTTAACTAGAGACTTAATGAGATTTAATCTTTCAACTTCTGTCATAATATAATGTGATTTAAATGTTATCGATAAACAGTGATTGTCTTAGTAACGACTCGTGTCTCATAGTGACCAGGAATAGTATATAGAACATTTCCACTAACATCTGTTACATATTCGTCTGCTACCCATACTTGCTCTTTAACTTGAACCTGTTGCTGGTGAGCCTGAACTTGTGGAGCCTGTTTAACAATTGTGACTGATTGTGAGTTTGTATTCCTACGTTGGTTTCCTCGGCGA